TCGAAAACGAGTTCAGGGAACTCTTCGCCAAATATGCCCCCACCATAGCCGGCAAAACCGCCGTGTCCTATTTCAAGAAGAACTTCCAGAACGAAGCCTGGGGGCGCGTGGCCTGGAAAGAAGTGCAGCGACGGACCGCCGGCACCAACGCCAACAAGTATGCCGCCAAGCACCATCCCGCCAGAACGTCACGCAAAATCCTTACGGGTGACACCGGTGACCTCGCACGCTCCATCGAAATCAAGTCCGTCTCCAACGGACAGGTCGTCATCTGGACTGCGCCCAATGCCTTCGGCTCCAAAGAACCTTACGGCCGCGTACACAACGAAGGCCTCCGCGCCGGTCGCGGCAGCGGATTCACCATGCCGAAACGCCAGTTCATGGGAACCAGTGACGAGCTCAACGAGCTTATCATTTCAGAAATCAACAGAAAACTCAATCAAATAGCATCACGATGAAAAAACAGCTTTACCTCGACATCAAGAACCGTCTTAAAGACATCACCGGCGCCGATGGCGAACCGGTATTCAAGCATTTCGACCTCTGGAACCAGCAGGTCGAGTTTCTGGAAGAGGAAACGCCCTTCCTGACACCGGCAATCTTCATCGAGTTCCTTCCGCACGAATGGAAGACCCTCGGCAACCGACGCCAGCACGCCGTGCTCAACACTCGCATCCACATCGTAACGCAATGGTTCGCCGGCACCGCCGACTACTCACCAACGGAACAGCAGGCTCTCGAGTACCTGGACATCGTGGACTGCGTAGTGGCCGCCTTGCAGAACTTCTCTGCTTCCTCAACCAACTCCTGGATGAGAATACGAACAGTCCCCAACCACAACCACGAACGGTATGTGGACAATATAGAGGAATACGTATGTGACTTGATTGATGTTTCCGCACAACCTGCCAATACCACAACGGCTTTGGCTGAACCAGAAGTGTCGAAACAGGAAGATTAATCAAAAAGGGAAAGTTGTTTTCTGCTGGTTGTAAGTCTGCGCGCCTCGGCTGATGCCGCCTGGCTTTCCGCCTCTGCAATCTGTCTATCAAGACTCGGCATGTTGATGATCTTGATGAATGTGGCATAACTCATCGGATAAACCGGATTCACGTATCTGCGCCATACCGCAGCGTATGTCGTCCAGCCCTCCTCGTAATGATCGTTCACAATTTCAACCACCTTCTTGCAGTACAGCAGGTGGTTCAGTCTGTTTCTGGCCATATCGTTTTCGTTTTGCCGCAAAAATAAAAAAACGGCCGCATCTCTGCAAGCCGTTCTGTCTCATTGTCAATAACTTTTTTACTACACCAATATCCCCGCCCACTGTCGGAACTCGTACTCATCCATGATGTCGTTTAACTGCTTGTTAAACGCCGGATCCGCAGCGATTAAATCCTCCATAAGACTCTCGCCGTGAATCACGCTCGTGTAGTGAAGCCCAATCTTGTCCGCAATCGCCCGATACGTGGCACCCAACTTTCGCCCGATATACGAGAACATCGCCTTCTTGTCGCTCATGAAGCGCCTGCGCGTCCTCACGTTGAACTGGCAGCCATAGTAACTGACCATCACGTCGTACAGCAATTTCAAATCAGCGCCCATAACCCATCGAATTATAGATGTTGATAACTCCGTTCACCTGGTTGCGCAGCTGCTCCTCTATACGGCTGCAGAACGACATCACGTAGCCGTCGCAATTGTTCACGGCGTAGGGTATCACCACATGCAATAGGGCTTCCGCCTCTGAGGCGCTGAGCTGTACCGTAAACTTTTCCTTGTTCGGACGATACATGTTACGCAATCGTCTCCACAATCGCTCCAGCGACTCCATGCGCATCAACTCCTGAAGATTGGTAACACTTCCGCTCGCAACTCCGGCATTCGCCACCGACATCGCCAGCACCTTCATCTCCATACCATTCAACTTGATCTTAAATCTGTTCATAACTCTCTGTTTTTAATTGTTCCACAACTGATCGTTTAAATACGTGGTGGCATACTTCTTCATCACACCCCCTGGTATGGTATGAAAATACTTGGGAATGAAATTGTATGCCTTCACCTGCTCCGCCTTGCTCATCCTGCGCCACACGCGCTCCGTCTTCACACGAGAGCTGCGCGCCTTGTCGTTGTAGCGGTCCCAGAACGCCTTGAAATCCACCGTCTCCACAACCTCCACAACCTCCATATTCCACCGCTGAGTAAACATGTTCATGCCGTAGGCATTGGCGGGAATGTTCTTCATCAGCCACTGGGCCTGCTCTATGTTCACACTCGCCTCGCTGTAATCGATGCCGGCAAAGCTGTCGTCATCAAAAAACTTGTACACCACCTTTCCATTGAACCTCTCCGGATAGCGCAACTCAAACACCCTCATACTCGCCTCCTTTCCAGTCTTCGTCCACAACCTTCCCGACATCGTGAACCACCATGCTCTTCGGACGGTAGTTGATGATGCGCATTCCAAGATGGCATGCCAATGCCCATTCCGTTTGTGCACCCTTGCTGTCTATCCAGTCGGGAAGCATGCAGATGGCATCGCACTTCATCAGCTCGGTGATGCACACTCTCATGCAACGTTGCCACGACCAGTTTCGTGACACCAGTCGCGTTGGGTTCACAACCTCGTAACCTATCTGCTTCAGCCAGTGCTCGGCAGCGCCGAACTTTATGAAAACGTCACCTGTTGGCAATCCGGTGACCTTACCTGCTATGTAAATCCTCATTTTTTCAGTTTTTTAAACATTATCGATCTTGCTGGTGAATTCATGAAAAGAAGACACGGATTCTGGCAGTCCTATCAGTTTCCATTGATAACTCCTATCGGTACTGACTTGGTGATCAGATTTGAATTGGCGTGTCTGTAATAGCCGTTACGGTTGTCGTCTCGTTCGAAATCACGGCATGGGTATTGTTCGCAAGCGTGTGCTGGAGCATCGGCAAACGCACAATAGGCACATGGCGGTATTTCGCCTTCGTATGGAACAAATTCGTACTTTTTCTTTTTCACTTGATAAACTTTCTCTTTCATAATTGCTGTGTTAATGGTTAATATTAATGGGTACCCTTTTGATCCCGTAGTTGGATTCGAACCAACGACCTGCGGCTTACAACTTCCGCCACTCTGCCACTGAGCTACACGGGATACCACCGACGCCTTTTTTCTATCGATTATTCCTCTTTCTTCGGTTCAACAAAGAATGTCTCATCCTGGACGACGGCAACGCCCACCTTCTCAAACAATGGGAACACCTCTTCTGACTCGCGGTCGGCAAGCAGCTTGTCTTTGTCTGGCTCTTCCTTCACACGCACGTATGTTGGTAGGAACTCTTTCAGCAAATTGGTCACGCTTGCCCAGGTAAAGCCCTTCAGATTCTTCAGCTTCGGAGTGCCGAGGCGGAAACCGATGACACCGTGTACCGTTTCCATGCTCTTCTTCTTGCTGAATAGTTCGGCACGGTTTTCCATGGCGAACGCCTGCATCACATCGAATGACTTATCCTTCGTTTCTTGCAGCTTGGAGAGTTCCTCCTGCCACTTCTCGCGAATTCGAGTCATCTGAACATCCATTTCAGCCTGAATCTTCTGTTGTCTTGCATCAGCCTTTGCATACTCCGCAAAAGCATGCTCCATTTCCTCTTGGGAAACGCCGGTGTAAACCGTCTTCTTTTCTCTTGTCTTTGCCATTTTGTTAATGATTTATAGGGTTATTATTCAAGGCACAAATACTTGCCTCCTGAAATAAGATCGTTGGCACGTCTCACCATTGCCGCATTTGACGGAAACGTCTCCAACTTCCGCCACGCTCCGTATCTTTAGCATACCGTGATCGTATGGGGTTTGGAGTCTCGTGCTTCGATCAAACGGATGAACTTGTAGCCTTCATCCAACAGCTTCTTGCTTGATTGTGTTCTTGGATCCATATTATTGTGAATTATAAAACCTCAAACCTTCCCGACTATCGCCTTCAGTTGCCCAATCACCTTTCCCAATTCTGCCGTTGTCATCTCTCCAACCGGCTTTTTCACCACACCGTGGGTCTGAAGCCAGCTGTCCACCTTTGCACAATTCATCATGCGGGTGTCGTAATCATCTTCGGGGTAACGCATGTTCAGGAAGTCGATCTTCATGCTTAAGTGGTAAATTGCAGACTTGAGGTGCTGCTTGCGCCTGATGGAGTTCATGGCAAGAGAACCTCCAAGTTCCTTCACCACCATGTTGGCTTCCGCCTGCGTAAGTTCCTTCGTGGAACCAATGGGACGCTGACACATGTCGCTCAGAATCTCCAAACGGGTATCGCGGTCGTTCGCTATCTTTCCCATAACGGTCTGCACCAATCTCAACTGATTACTCGTAATATCCATAACGCCTGCTTTAGTTTTCATTCCAGTATCTGTCAGCACCTTCCTTCCATACCACGTAGCTTCCACCGTTGGACCCTATGTATCTGCCCTTGCTGAAAGCAGTGTGTCCTTCCACCCAAATCTTCTGGTCTGCATCATACATCACGCTCTTAGCCGTTCTGCCGACAGGCAACTTCCCGTCAGCCTGGCTCGTGAATACGATTACCTTTCCTCTTAGAGCCCTTCTTAGCGCCATATACTGCTTGAAGTTTAGTCCCGTGTATTGGAAGCTATCAATAACGATAAACTTGGCGCTACGCTGACGCTTTACACGTGCCTTAAGGTCTTCGATAAGTCCGTCTGCATCTCCATAATCTGGAGTAACAACCAACATCCTTCGTCCTATTTCGTTCAGTCCAGTGCCCTTTACGGCATTTGCGAACGTCAGTCCACTTCCCTCCTCCAATGATACATACAGAACCTTACCGAACTTGGCGAACTCTTTGCATAGCTGCATCACGAAACGGGTCTTTCCGTTACCACTTCTTCCCCATACGAACCATACTCCGTTGTCCTCAGGCGTTCCAAAAGCCTCCTTCCACGCACCCTCGAACGGAAGGGTGGTGTACTTCTTGTCGGTGATGTTCTTAATGGTCAATGCTCTCTTCATGGCTATCGTATGTTAAGTACAGTTTTTATGAAATCAACAGTCAATGGTTCTCCGGTGATGTCAGATTCTCTCATGGCAGGAACGAGAACATCGTGAAGCTCTCCGTAATTGTCGCATGTGTCTGTAAGGAATCTAACGAGCGCCTTGTCTGTGATGTCGTCAAGGAAACCTGGGAAACGTCTGTCTATAGGTTCCAATCTTCTTACACCGAACTTAACTCGGCGGCAGAATTGAGGAATTCCGTCCTTGTTCTTTCTCTTCATCTGTTCAAGATGGGTGAGCAGCTGGTCGGTACCTACAAGAACGATGCTGCAAACCTTGTGCAGATTGTCGTACAATGACTTCATGGCGCACAATGCCGGTTGCTTCATATACTCGCTCTCGTCGAATATAAGTTGTGGTTCCTGACCGTCTGCACGGCGGTCTGAAAGGTAACGGCAGATTTCGCTGATCTTGCCGCTCTTCGTCTTTGCGCTGATGGAGATCTTCAATGCGGAGATGATCTTCTCGATGATGTCGCCGATGTTGTCAGTCTGGCTGATGGTGATGATGTAGGTGTCTGCAGGGTATTTTCTTCTGAAGAGGTCGCAAACGTAACTCTTTCCGCAACCGGTTTCACCGATGATAAGGTTCGTCTCTCCATTCTCCTTGGCAATCTGCAGTGAAACAAGGATGCGCTGCATCTGTGGTGTTACAACCGTCTTCCAATACTCCTTCTTGACTGAAAAACCGACATATTCAGCAAGCTTTAAATAGTATTTATCGGCTATTTCAACTGTCTTTCCAGTGCTTGCATTAGCAACCGTGAACGTCTTTCCATTGAACATGTCGCTCACATACTTCGCACTGATATCCGCTTTCTTGGCAAGTTCGTTCTGACTTAATCCGTGTTCTACCGCATATTGTCTTGCAGCTTCTACAATCTCTTGTTTCTGTTCTAATTTCATAGTAAAATGGTTTAATAATTGTTAGTAATTGCGCCGACGGCAGGAGTCGAACCTGTTAATGTCCCAGACTTAACATGCAACTGTGAATGTGTAGCGTGGTATCAGTTGCAGTCTATCAGCACCTATCCGTTTAGTGCTCTATCGTCGGCATTGAGGCGGGAGGAGTCGCCTCTGTCTTATTGAATTCGGGTATATGAAAAAGCTTGCCTATGGTAAATTCCTCCTAAAGAACGTTCGGTTTACGGAGAGCCGATATCCGTTTATGTTAGTTTACGAAGTCGCTGAAATTCACTCTTCTGTTCAGGTAGTCGTCATTCTCTTTACGTGCCTCAATCTTTTCAATCCGCTCTTCCTTCTCCATCGCCTTCTCAAGAGCTCGTCTTGCACTGCCGTTGAGTCTCGCCTCGTTACGTCTGTCCTTGTGCTGTCCTCTGGAGTCTGTTAGGAGAATCTTGCTGAGCATCAACTCGTCCTTGCCCATCTCTGCAACCACACTCTGCGTCTTCTCGTAGTCTTCTGCATTGCGCTCCATCACCATCTCCTTCAGTTCTCTGTTGTACTGCCTTACCCTCGTTAGAGCATCGCTGTCTCCATCGCTTCTGTCCATCAATGCCATCGGCTGCTCATACTTGCGCTCGCAGATGAATCTAACCTTGTCTTCGTCACCGGTAACCATCACCTTTTCCAAATCGTCAGGGTCGTATTTCACTGTCCAATCGAGGTAGTTGTATTGTCTGAACGCCATATCGAAGCAGTCGAAGAAGTACTTGGTTCCGCCGATCGTCGGACATATTCCCATCGGCTGCAATCGGATGGTGCGGCTCGTACTCTCGCCAAGATGGTACAAGTACTCGCTCTCGCTCAACTCGTAGCGGTGCACGTTGTCGGCTGCCTCCCACATCTTCACGTAATCGGTACGCTTGGCTGCACGCTCGCAATCCATGATGTACTCTATCTGCTTGCGGCAACCCTCCTCGTCAGGGAAGTTCTTCTTTATCTTGTCGAGCATGTCAGGGTTTGGTTGAGTCTTACTCTTGATGCCATATCCTGCCCAGTTGCTCATCATAAGCTGACAGTAGTCGTGGTTCAATTGCTTGAAGTAAGGCTCAACAATCTTACTCTTCGCATTCTTAACCTTTGCAGGGGTATAGTATCTTGCAGATGCAGCCTCGTAGAATCCTTTCAACGTGCCTCTACCGTAGTTGTCGGTCTGAATCTGTGCGGGACGGTACATAGCTCCGAACAACTCCTTAGTATGTTTCACGGCATTGCGGAATGCCTCACGAATAAGAGATGCAGTCTCGTGGTCGCCGATGGCGTAACCGATAGGGTACTTTACAACAGGATCAACAACTGCAACAACGGTAAGTCTGTTGTGGTAAGTGGTAACTTGATGACCTTGCTTGTCAGTTGTCGTCTTCTGATAAAGCAACTCCACGTCCCAACCGTCGGCGGTCCAGTACATCATCGGAGCACTTGGAGCAGTTCTCTTAACCAGCATCTGCTTGTCGTTATCGAAAGCGGTAGAACCGGATTGCTGACCATATACGTACAGATTCCATTTCTCACGGTATCTTGCCACGGTTGTTGCACTGATGGTCTTCCATCCGAGATTGGTGGCAACGATGTTGTAGTGTGCAAGAATCTGCTCATTGTCGAGGTTCCTATAGTTTCCAAGAAGTGAACGAAGAATCGCTTCCTGCTC